TTCTTTACTCATAATTATTCTTCTGAATACTTATTAAAATTTTTTTCCCAGTAATTCTGTAGCTTTAATAATCCAGATTTAATGCCTTTTACTTCTTTTTTGGATAGACCATCGACATTTGGACCATACAGATTTACGGCCCGTTCATACTGTACACCTGATCTTAGCAACATTTCTGTTTCTTCTTTTGTAAATTTTAACATTATTTTAACTCCTTCGTAATAAACTATAAGATTATATAATAATAACTAAGATAATGTCAAATAATATTTGCTTTTATAATAAAGTCTGCTATTCTCTTATTATGGACGGACTAAAAGAACCTATCTACTGTTGTATCTGTGGAAAAAAGATTACACACATTATGGACAGTCATAACCCTGAGCCGTTGGCCGAGGAGGGTAGGTGTTGCAACGTCTGCAATGAGGATGTAGTATGGGAAAGATTAAAAAGAATAAGGGAAAAAGGCTTGTAAAGGTCTTTAATATTAGAAGCATGAATTGTTGGCATTGTGGCACGAATTTAATCTGGGGTGGGGATCACGATGTTGATGACGAGGAAAGTGATTTTTTAATTGTTTCCAATCTTACCTGTCCCAACTGCGGAACCTATGTAGAAGTCTACTATCCGAAAGAACCCACCAGTCACCAAGTAATGAATTAAAAAAATGGGGGACAGTTGTGTCCCCCTGAGTTGACCTTGGAATCTTTACAGGCAAAACCAAGATCTTTATTACGGAGTTGTCTAAATTGAGAAAATTTTCAACTAAACACTTTACTTATAAAGGATTTTATAAGATATTGCAAGAAAAAAATTCACAATTGTAATTTTTTTTTAATTTATTATAATAAACGTATGAAAATGGCTTTGGATCAATTTGGTATTGGCGGTATCGGTGGTTTGTTTGAGCAGGCTCAACAAGCCCAACCATCTCAATTACAAGCACAACAAGTTTCATCAGCAGATTTATTAGGTGGTAATCTTGGTGGTGCTATGATGGATTTAGGGTCGGAAATGACGCCTGATATTCAAACACCCTCTACAGGAGTCACAGCTTCAACTGTTGCGGGTCAACCTGCAATCTCCAATCTTGATGCATTAAGAAAAGATTTACTTGAGGCTACTGAGTCTACTCCTTTTTATCCAGGTCCTAAACCTAAAGCTTTACCTGCAATTAATAACAATCCGTTACAAGGCTTACAGTTTTTTCTGAATATGTTAGCCATGCAGGATACGGCTAAAGAATCTCAAGGCAAAGTACAGGGTCTGATGTCGGGTATACAAACGCTGATTAAAAATGAGTTTCCAAACGCTAATTTTGAGGGCGGAACTCCAAAACCTTTTCCAATGGGTATTTTTTAATCTTTGGTACTGTAGGGCGTGAGAGGCTGTTTCTTCTTATAATAATCAAAAACTAAACGCAACTGACCACTAATGGTGCGTCCTTCGTCCTTGGAAAGCTTTTTAATCTCATCATAAATTTCTTTCGGAACTAAAACACTCTTCCATTTCGTTGTATCCATACGTATCTCCTATATAATTGTCTAAGAAAATATAAGAGTTTATACAATATGTCAAGAAAAAAGCCCCGTTTTTGATTTAACGGGGCCATCAAGGGAGACGAATATGAAAAACTAACTTACAATGCTTTTGCCTCGCCCCAACTAGGGCCGATTTCAACATCACACTTGTTAGGTACTTCTAACAATACTGCATTTTCCATAATCTTGGCAATATCTTTTGCTGTATTTTTATCCTTTACAGAAACCGCTATCTCGTCGTGGATCTGAATAAGCGGTATAATGCCTTCTTTATAGAGGTTTACCATAGATTGTTTGGTCATATCAGCAGCCGACGCTTGGATTAAACGATTAAGGGCTTTGTAAGAGTATGCTCGTTTTAGTTTGGTGGTTTCACCATATTCTTTAAGGGCTTCCTTGTACGGTAGTGCTTTGTTCATACTGAATGTATCGGGCTCCCATAAATCAAATCGACATTTTCTACCCCGTATGGATCGAATAGAACCGCTACTTGATTTTTCATTCAACCTCTGGGTAACACCGTTCATTAATTTTTTAACAAACGGGACTCTTGCATGGTATTGACCAATTAATTCTCTGGCTTCGTCCAAGGAGACATCTAACTGTTCCGATAATTTATTGACGCCCATACCATACATCATGCCTAAGTTAATCGTTTTTGCTTTCTTTCTGGGTATGTTAGCCATCTCAGCTACCATCGTGTGAAAGTCCATATCGGGGTTTTCGTTATAAGCCGTGACAAACTCCTCAATCGCGGGCAACGGGCTACCTTTCGCCTTTCCATAGACATGAGCATAATGAACCAAGAGCCGTGGTTCTTGTTGCGAGAAATCAATGGCCGCCCAACTTTCGTCTTTTTCAGGTAGGAACAAACTACGTATCATGGGTCCGATCTCTGGATCTCTAGCGGGGATCTGCTGTAAATTAGGATTATTCATGGAGATACGTCCTGAAACAGTCCCCCCACTGTCAGAACGTATCTGATTAATATGACTATGGATTCTGCTATCTTTATGGCAGTGCTTCATAATCGTATTAATAAAAGTCCCATTGGCCTTGTTGATGTTTCGTGATTCAACAATCAGCTTGGGTAATTCGTGTGGATGCTCTGATAAAAACGATTTGGTAAAAGACGGTGCGCCTTTCTCTGTCTTTGGGTATTGGATACTAAGCGCATCAAAAGCCTTGGCTAACGATTGGGCTGCCCATATCTCTACATCGTGACCAACCATCTTTTTTATCTGCTGAGATAGTATAACTTCTTTTTTTAATAAAGCATCTTTGGTTCTTTCCAATCTATTCTGATCGACACGCACACCGCGCCAAGTCATGTCAATAAGACAGGGCAGTAATTCTAGTTCGAGATTTACAATCTGCCAAAGGTCTTGCTTGTTGAGTTCAAAATTAAAAAAGTTCCAGAGTTCCAAGGTTAGTTCGGCATCTGCTTCTGCATACGGTCCCACATACATGGCGGGTAGCTTCCACATTTCAGCTTTGGGATCGACCCCAAAGTCTCTTGCAGCTTCTACTAATCCTTTTTCTGATTTGGTTTTATTTAGATAATCAAAAGCAAGTGCATTGAGTGAGTAGCTAAAACGGTTTTCATCTAATAAAGAGGCGATTAGCATGGTGTCTATAAGTCGTCCGTTTAATTTAAACCCCATCTGACGTATCCAACCTGCATCATATTGGGCATTGTGCATGATTTTATCCGCAGGGCTTTCAAAAACTTTCTTGAGCCAATTGTTTACAATACGCTCGTCAAGATTACCCCCGCCTAAGTGCCTGATAGGTACATAGCCTTTCCAAAAATCCGTTGCGATGGCATAGCCAACAATGTGACCATTTCCAACTGCCCATCCAGGACCATAAGTTTTAATCTCTGGGTCTTTGGTTTCTACATCTATAGCTATTGTTTTAGCTTCGGATAAGTCAGGTAATTCCTGTGGGGGTAGCCATTCACTTTTTTGGGTAAGTAAATTTAATTGTAAAGACATTACTTCTCTCCACCTAATGCGCCATAGCCACAGATATCAATCCATGAATCTTCGTGGTCAGGCGTCTCGACTAATCTTGCTAACTTCAAAGCAATCATACATTGGTATACTTGCGGTACTGTAATGTCCTTTTGTAAGATGACCGACCATAGTTTTGCAATGCGCGCATGGTTTTCATACGCGCTACCATAGTCTTTGGCCCGTGGTCCGTTTACCAGACTCTCTGCTTTCTTTAATATTTCTGCTCGTTTCATAAATCGTAACTCCTCGTTGCGTCTTCTGGTTCTACAATATATAAATTGTTTTTTGTTCTTGTTATAGCAACGTAGAACAACCTATGCAAATCATCTGGATTTATATTCATTTCTGCATCGGCAGCAGGGGATAAGTCCGTAAAAATCACTACGTTATCAGCTTCACCACCTTTAGAGCCGTGTATGGTGGACACCGTGATCCGTGGTTCTTTGTTAAACTTTTCACCTCTTCTTAACATGGCTACGATGTAAGCCCTGTCTATCTCAGGTAGTTTATCCATAGCGTCGTGCCATATCATCTGATCCGTTGCCAATAACCCGTGATTACTCTGTAAATCTTCTAAGGTTACAAAATCAGTGTCATCTAAGCCTGATAATTTTTTAAACCCACGGGTAATTCTGTTTTTTACAGACATAAAGCTATAAATCTTTCGGGCTATCTCACCTGATATCTGATGGCCTTTTCTTAGTTGCTCCCAACCATTGACGGCCTGTACAATTTTTTCAGGTACACTTTTGACCCCTCTGTAATTAAATAAATAACCAAAACTTTTCAAATCCTGAGCCACGGGCTGTAGGTGATAGCCCGCCTGAGCTAGTATCAACCAAGTCCCCTCGTCCATATTTAACTCTGAGATAGTCGTAATTCTTACTAACTTACCCATTCTATCGCTTGCCTTATATCTCTTTGGAAAGCGACCACTGATGCGTCGGCTAACTTTATAAGCCAGAAACCAAGCTACTTTCGGGACACGGTAGGATTGAGACAGGGTTTCAGAAGAGCCCTCAAGATTAATAAAATGATCGACGTCTGCCCCTGCCCAACGGTAGATGGCTTGATCGTCATCACCTGCACAATACATTTTTTTAGATCTTTGATCTAATATATGGGCAATGTCCCACTGCAAAGGAGATAAATCCTGTGCTTCATCTAGGAAAGTCAAAGCAAAATTAGGACAATACTTGTCCCCCTGCTTGATAAACAACTCTAGCATATCGGTAAAGTCATATAAATTAAAACGCTTTTTGTAATCAACCAAGGCATTATTGACATAGTTGATAGTATTCCAATCTTCTTCTAAATGAGATTGGTTGTAAGCTTCTCTGAGGTTTTGCTTTTTAAGACGGGCTAAATTTATCAAACCCAAGATAGGATGGCTTGATTTAGATAACTCTAATACATTATCGTCATAGCCTACCATATTTTTAGCCGTAACGCTTACACCCATAATATCGCTTAGTTCTCTATAGTTTTCTTCCTG